CAAACTAATAGAGCCTCTGTTGGAGGACAAAATCAAATGGGATCGACTGGACCAGTTCCTGTCGGGGCTTCAGCAGAAGATGTATCAGGAGCTGGAGGTGGCAACATCGGAACAGGCAGTGTACCGATGCCAGGGGAAGCTGGCTTTAGTGCGTCAACTCCGCAATCTGAAAGAAGCACACAAACGCAATAAAGAAAATGGTATTACAACTTAAAAAAGATAACACAGGTCAATATATTGTTGACTATGGAATTACAGATACTACAAAACCAGCGGTAACTGCTGGTGAGTTTGAAGCTTACTCTGGTTTAAAAGACCAGACAACTTTAGTTGGGGGTACAACACTAGGTGAACAAACACAAAAAGTTATGCGTGAAGCTCCTGGTCAAGTAACTACAGAAGTTGACCCAGAAACAGGTGAAGTTAAAACTAAAACAACTGGACAGCAAGTTGAAGTTGAACAAAAACCTATTACAAGTTTAGAAACACAAACAGGTGCTGCAGTTCAACCTACAGAAACGCCTTTAGAAAAAGCAATGAGATTTGCTAGTGCAACTGCACCTTCACAACAAAATCAATTTGATCCTAATGAATACTTTAGTAGAATTGAAGCTATTCAAAAGAATGCACAAAAAGCACAATTAACTAATACACTAATTAAAGGTGGAATGGATATTGGAATGACTTATTTAAGAGGTAAGTTAGGTGGATTCTCAACTGGTGGTATTGTACAAACCCCATTAAGTGGTGGTACTTATGGTACTGGTGGTGGATTTATGTCAACACCTACTGGTGGTGGTTTTGCAGCTGCTGGTGCTACATTATTACAAGGTGGTAGTGTTAAAGATGCTGCTAAAGTCGGTGCTGGTACAGCTGTTGGTACAGCACTTGGAACTGCAGTAGGTGGACCTATTGGTGGTGCAATCGGAGGTGCTATCGGAAGTATTATAGGATGTTTTTTACCAGATACATTAATTAAAATGGCTGATGGAACTGAAAAGAAAATTATTGATATTAATTTAAAAGATAATATTGAAGTTGGTGGTTTTGTATTTGCAACTGGTAAATTTTTAGTTAATAATTTATTTGATTATAAAGGAATTAAAGTTTCAGGAGAACACCTAGTAAATGAAAATGGTAAATGGTTAAAAGTTAAAGATAGTCAATTTGCTAAATCACTAGGTAATGATGAACATATAGTTTATACATTAGGCTCACAAAATAGAAGAATATTAATCAACGATATATTATTTACAGATTACTTTGACTTTGAAGAGCAGAAGACGTTGGCAGCTTAATCAAGATTATCCAACTTTACAACAATGGTTTAAGGAACATAAATGGGAATCACCTATTCCAAAAGATGTTCTACCAGAACTTGGGATTATAATCGATGATATATGTGCTGCTGGATTACATGTAGATAAAACTTCTAGTATGGCTTATATGTATGGTATATTTTCAAATCCTAATACATCTAAAATAAAATTATTTAAAGCTATGATAGATTGTATTGATGGTATAAAAGAACTAGGAAAAGAATTAAATTTAAAATATATTTATACAATAACAGGTGAAAATTCATTACATAAATTATATGAAAATCATTTACACTTGACAAAACTAGAAAACACGATAAAATCATATATTATAGATTTAAATAATACAAACAAAAATTTAGATTGGATATCAGAATAATATGGCAATAGGACCAGGCGATAAAGTAACAACAACAGGAATGATGGATGTTAAACCTAAAACTCCACAAGCACCTAATTTAAGTGCTTTGGGTAAAGGTCAAGAACAACCTCAACAAGCACCTACTCCAGCACCTGCAGAAGAACCTGTAAGTGATTTAAAAAGACAATTTCCAGATGCAAGTGATATGGAATTAGAATTTGCAGAAAGAGCAAAAAGCTTAACTGATGAGGATACTGCAGCTTTACAATCTGTATTATCCCCATCTGTTAGAACAGCATTAGGTAAAATTATACCAGAGTTCAAAGAAGTTATGGACGCTTATGGTAGTAATGAGGCTAATGTAGTTATACCTGTATCTATAGCAAGTAAATATGCTATGTCAAAGTATAACACTTCAGATCCAAACGAAGCATTACAGAGTATGACAACTGAATTATTAGCTGTTTCTGAAATGCAACCAATGGGTCAACAACCGATGGAACAACAAACTACTGTGCCACCTAGTCCACAACCACAAGGTATAATGACTAGCCCACAAAATATGGAACAAGTATAAGAGCTACCCTTATCCATAAGGCACTCAACCCAAGAGGTAAAAATAATGGAAGAAGAAAAAAATGTTCAGGAAACTGAACAAGTTGAAGCAACTGAAGAAAATCAAGAAGTCGAAAAGAAAGTAGAGTTAAAAGATTCTAATCCTTATCATAAAGATTATGGTGATGAAGATGATGAAACAAAAGCTTTTCTTTCTGGTAAACTTTCTAAATATCATCAGGAGCAAAGAGAGGCAAACGCAGCAACCGAACAGAAGGACACCGATGCGTCTGAAGAAACTGCAGACAAAACAGACACCAAGGCTACTCCTATCGCTGAACGCCCTGCAAACGCTGAAGACAAAGTCTTTAAGAAACGTTATGACGATCTTAAAAGACACTATGATTCTACAATTTCAAAACACAAAGACGAGCTTCGTCAATTACGAACTCAGTTAGAATCAAGTACAAAACAATTTGTTCCTCCAAAATCTCAAGAAGAATTAGAGAAATGGAGAAGAGAATATCCAGATGTTTATGGCATGATTGAAACTATTGCTATAACTAAGGCTGACTCTAGAGCAAAAGAAGTAGAGGAGAAATACCAATACTTACAATCTCAACAAGAACAAATTGCAAGGGAAAAAGCTGAAGTAGAACTTTTAAAACTACATCCAGACTTTAATGAGATTCGACAAAAAGAAGAATTTCATGAGTGGGCTGGTAGGCAAGATCCTGTTATACAAGGTTGGTTGTATGAGAATACATCTAACGCATCATTAGCTGCTAGAGCTTTGGATCTATATAAAATGGATGCAGGTGTTAGTAAGTTAAATAAACAGGAAAAAGCTGATGTAAAAAAAGAAGCTGCTAAAGCTATTACTAAAACAAAAAAGAGTACTGATTCTGATATGCCAAATAAAAAGATTTGGACAATTGCTGAGATTTCTAAATTGAAACCTCATCAGTATGAGAAGTATGAGAAGGAGATCGACTTAGCACGTTTAGAAGGTAGAATTAAACAATAACCTTAAACTAAACAACTACTAATAGGAGGAAATAATATGGCTTTTGGTAGTGCTGGTGGATACGGAAATTTACCTTCAGGTAATTTTACTCCACAAATATTTAGCCAAAAGGTTCAAAAATTCTTCAGAAGAGCATCAGTGGTAGAAGATATTACTAACACTGATTACGCTGGAGAAATTGAAAACTTTGGTGATACTGTTAAAATAATAAAAGAACCAACAATCACTGTCCAAGATTATGCGAGAGGAACAGCTGTATCTACACAAGATTTAGCTGACGATCAATTAACTTTGGTAGTAGATCAAGGTTCATACTTTGCTTTCAAAGTAGATGACATTGAAGAAAGACAATCTCATGTAAACTTTGAAGCACTTGCAACTTCTTCAGGTGCATACTCGTTAAAGAAAAGCTACGACTACAATGTATTAAAATACATTTATGACAATGCTTCTACTTCAGTGTCTAACACTGGAACAGATGCTTCTGCTGTATCAGGCGGATCAGATGGCGACACTTTAGCTGGTATTGTATCAAAAGCTAAAACGGTTTTAGATGCAAATGATGTACCAGAAGAAAATAGATGGTTAGTTGCTCCACCAAAATTCTTTGAAAATTTAAGAATTGCAAGTGGTAAGTTAATGGACCAATCTGTAATGTCTGATGGTGGATCTTCACAAATCAGAAATGGTAAAGTAACTGATAGACCTTTGTTTGGATTCAATATGTATTCTTCAAATGCTATCGTTGCTGGCGGTACTGGATCAGCTGCAAGTCATACTTTTAGTACGACTTCAGGTTCAACTGAACACATATTCTTATATGGACATATGTCTGGTGTTGCAACTGCTAACCACATTGCAAAAACTGAATTAATCAGAGATCCTGATTCATTCGCTGACATCGTGAGAGGCTTACACGTTTTTGGAAGAAAAGTTCTAAGAACTGAAGCTGTTTACTCAGGTGTTGTAACACTTTAATAGTAGGAGGACATAAACAATGACTGCTTATAATAGTTCTAATACAAATAGAATAATCAAAGCATCTTCTGATGCTGTGAGAGTTATGTCAGAAGTTGTAGATTTCTCTTCTACAACTAACGCTGCAACTGATACTTTTGATGTTATCGGAATTCCTGCTAACACAATGGTAATCGCTGCGGGTTGTGACGTATTGACTGCTGATACTGCTGGAAACAGTGGTACATTAGCTGTTGGTGATAGTTCAGGTGCTGCTGTATATGTAGCAGCTGCTGCTCCAACTGCAGCTGGTCAAATGACTTTAGTAGATGACTCTAAAGCATATTCAGCTGGTGATGACATCAGATTGACTATTGCTACTGGAGCAATCAACGCTAAAGTTAGAGTATGGGCAACTATGATTTCACTTGATAAAGGTGGAACAGACGCTGATACTGATTCACAAACAGTAACTTTTAGTTAATAAATAAAATTCTTAGGGGGAGATTGATTCTCCCCCTTTGAGTACTTGGAATGCCATAATGGATTCCATTTATAACTCGCTTAAACAAGGAGAAAAAAATGACATTAAATATGTTACCAAATATGTTTAATTCACTAACAGTAGGATTTGATTCTATGTTTGATGAATTAGCAAAATTACCTTCTTCAACATTTCCACCATATAATATTGAGAAAGTTGAGGATGGAAAGTATAAAATTACTTTCGCAGTTGCAGGTTTTAACAAACAAGATATAGATGTTAGCTGCAAAGAAAATACTTTGAAAGTATCAGGCAAGGTAGAAATGCCAAAGAACGCTGATTACTTATACAAAGGTATTGCGGAAAGAGCATTTAATCAATCTTTTAAATTAGCAGACTATACAACTGTAGTTGGTGCTGAAATGAAAGATGGTTTACTACATGTCAATTTAGAACAGGAATTACCTGAATCTAAAAAAGAAAAAAAAGTAAACGTTAAATAATTATAAGGGGAGTATACCTTGGCTACAACTTATCTTACACTAACTAATAGAGTACTTAGAGAACTAAATGAAACAGAATTAACTTCTGCTAACTTTAGTAATAGTCGAGGTATACAAACCGCTGTAAAAGATTTTGTCAATAAATCTATTCATGATATTTATAATGAAACTGGAGAGATACCATTATTACATTCAAGAACAACACAAGATTTAGAAATAGGTGATAATGAATATAGTTTTCCAGCAGATATTAGAAAAGCAGATATGGATTCATTTACACTTGGTCCAAAAGAATTAATTACAAATGGTGAATTTACTTCTAATATAATTGGATGGACAACAAGTAGTGGATCACCTGCATACTCTAGTGCTGGAAATGGAAGATTAGGATTAAGCAATGCAGCAGCATATCAAACCATTTCAACTGTTGTAAATAAAACATATAGAATTCAAGTTAGAGCTTTAAATACAAATTTAAACTCTGATATTTTAACTGTTAAAATAGGAACTAGTGATGGTGATACTACAAATTTAAGTTCATCAATAACAGTTAATAATTATGGTGAAGGTGATATTTTAAATACAACATTTACTGCAACTGTAAAAACAACTTATATTCAATTAGCAACAACTGGAGATTTTACTGTTGATTATATTAGAGTATCAAGAAATGATATTTTAAATAGAAAATTAACTTTTATATCTTATGATAATTATTTACAAAGTTATAAAGCAACTGATGATACTAATAACAGTGGTAATTATGCAGCTCCATTAAGAGTTTATATATTACCAAACTACAGTTCATTTGGTGTAAGTCCAAGACCTGAGAATAATGAATATAGAGTTGCTTATGAATATTATACAACTCATACTGATTTATCAGCACATGGTGATACTATGACTTTACCAGATAGATTTTCAACTCTAATTATTGATAGAGCAAAATATTATACATATATGTTAAGATCTGATCCGCAACATGCACAATTAGCTGATAGAGATTTTCAAAGAAAACTTAGATTATTAAAAGTAGATTATGCAACTAAAAATGATTATATGAGATCAGATAGTATTGCAGAAAGTATTGCTACTAACATTGGAGGAACAATAGGATAATGATAAGAGAAGAATTAGAAAAAGCAAAAGTACAAGATAATCTTGATTATAAGTCAGATAAAGAAAAAATACAAATGGCTAGTGGTAAAGATGGTCCTGGTATTTCTGCAAGAGAATTAGCTGATATGCCAGGTACAACTATTCAAGAGAAAATTGAAAATGCTCTTGGTATAAAAGTTATGCCAAACATTAAATTAGAAGACGCTATAAAATTATTGAAAGATAAAAAGAATAAGGGATAATTAATGCCAGCAACTGACTTAATATCACCATTTGTGGTTAGTTGTGCAGGAGGGTTAACACTTAATAAAGATGTGTTTTCTATGGCTCCTGGTGAAGCATTGATATTAAGAAACTTTGAACCTGATATTAAAGGTGGGTATAGAAGAATTAGTGGAACTGCATTATATAATTCTACAATTGTACCACAAGGATCTAGTAATACAAGTTTAACAATTGATTGTGCAATTATATTTAATGCACAAATTATTGTAGCAAGAGGTGGTGATATTTCTAGAGGAACTACATCTGGAAGTTGGACTTCACTAACAACAGGTTTAGGTACATCTACTCGAGCATACGATTTTGAAAAATATAATTTTGATGGCACTGATAAAGTCATTATAGCTACAGGTCATTCTGCTGCTCAATCTATTAGTAGTGCATGGGCTGTTGATCCTATTAATGCAACAGGTGGTGGAACTGCTCCAACAAATCCTAAATTTGTAAAAGTATTTCAAAACCATATGTTTTATGCTGGTGCAACAAATCCACAAGAAGTTTTATTTAGTGCTCCATTTTCAGAAGATGATTTTAATACAGCTGATGGTGCAGGATCATTTAAAGTTGACTCTAATGTTGTTGGCTTAAGAGTATTTAGAAATGAATTATTCATATTCTGTGAAGATAGAATTTATAAATTAACAGGTACCTCATCTGCAGATTTTGCCGTTCAAGAAGTAACAAGAAATATTGGATGTAGAGATGGTGGTAGTATTCAAGAGATTGGTGGTGATGTTATATTTTTAGCACCAGATGGTTTAAGAACTATTGCAGGTACAGCTAGAATTGGTGACGTTGAACTTGGATCTATATCTAGACAAATACAAGCAAGAATTGATGAAGTAGGTTTAGATAGAATATCATCATTAGTTATTAGAGATAAATCACAATACAGATTATTTTATCCAACAACTGCAGGTTCACAGGCATCATCAAAAGGTATTATTGGAGTATTGAAATCAAATGTTAATACTGGACAAATTGGTTTTGAATATTCAGATATTATTGGTATTAAACCTGCATGTGCAGATTCTGATTTTATAAGTAGTGTAGAGACACAAGTATTTGGTGGTTATGATGGTTATATTTATAAAATGGAAGTAGGTAATACTTTTGCTAATGGAACATCTACTGACACTATTATAGCAACTTACAGATCACCTGACATGGTTATGGGTGATCCTGGTTTAAGAAAATATATGCAAAGAGTTAACCTAAACTATGAAGGTGAAGGTACAACTGTAAATGCAGACTTAGCAGTTAGATATGACTACGATAGTCAAGATACACCACAACCAAATAAAATTGCTTTAACATCAGCGGGTGGTGCTGCTTTATACGGTACAGCTATTTATGGTAGTGCTTTATATGGTGCATCAGGAACACCACTTATAAGGCAAACTGTAGAAGGATCTGGTTTTGCAGTTGCTTTAAAAATAGATGATAGAAATCAAACAGATGCCTTTTCAGTTAAAGGTTTTCAATTAGAATTTACTGCAGGAGGAAGAAGATAATGGCAGGCTATTCAGCAAGACAATCAACATATACTACAGGTGATACTATTGCAGCTGCAGATACTAATGATGAGTTTAATCAATTATTATCTGCATTCAATGCAACCACAGGACACACGCATGATGGAACTGCGGGTGATGGTGGACCTATATCTGTATTAAGAAATACAACTGGATACAATAAAGTATTAGTTGATGATTCAAATAATCATTTAGAATTTTATGTTAACGTTTCATCAGCAGCGGTAGAACAAATTAAAATACAAGATGGTGCTATTGTTCCAGTTACTGATAATGATATTGATTTAGGAACTTCTTTATTAGAATTTAAAGATTTATATATTGATGGTACTGCAAACATTGATAGTTTAGTTGCCGATACAGCTGATATTAATGCAGGTACAGTTGATGCAACTATTGGTGGTACAACTCCTGCTGCAGGTACATTTACAACTTTAACTGCAAATACAAGTTTAGCTTTAGCATCAGGTGCAACCGTTACAGCTATATTAGATGAAGACACAATGTCATCTGATAGTGCAACTGCAATTGCTACTCAACAATCTATTAAAGCATATGTTGATACACAAATTGCAGCAGTTCCTGTTGGAGACATTACTTCAGTTGTTGCTGGCACAGGTTTATCAGGTGGTGGTACAACTGGTGATGTAACTTTAAACATTGATTCTACAGTTGCTACACTTACTGGCTCACAAACACTTACAAATAAAACTTTAACTACACCAATTATTTCTAGTATTTCAAATACTGGAACTTTAACATTACCAACTTCAACTGATACATTAGTTGGTAGAGATACAACTGATACACTTACAAATAAAACTTTAACTAGTCCAGTTTTAAATGGCTCATTATCTGGTACTGCATTTTTAGATGAAGATACTATGTCTTCAGATTCTGCAACAGCAGTAGCATCACAGCAATCAATTAAAGCATATGTAGATTCTCAAGTCGCAACAGCAAATGAATTATCAGAATTAACAGATGTTAATATTACTTCTGCTGCAGATGGTGCATTATTATTTTATGATACAGGTACATCTAAATGGATTGACAATGTAGTATCTGGTGATATTACAATAGCAGATACGGGTGTTGCTGCAATTGGTTCTGGTGTAATAGTTAATGATGATATTAATGCAAGTGCAGCTATCGTAGATACTAAATTAGATACAATATCAACAGCTAATAAAGTATCATTATCTGCATTAGATATAGATGGGGCTACTGATATAG